GGTATCGACATTAGATCGACGGGTTCAGGCGGTTCTGGTTTTGCAGTTGACCCTGCTGATTGCAATTTCATCGGCAACTTTGTGACTGGCGCAGATCACAACTATGCTTTTGCAATTAACTCCTCCGCACCTGTACCGACTAATACAAACATTGTGGCAAACACTTTCAACATTGGTGCAACACCCAATTTTGCTGTTTTGCTAAACATGGGTGCTGGCGTGGTTCCAAACTATGCTTGGAACATTACAGATCAAGCAGACGCCAGCGGTTTCTCTGACATTAAGCAGTCAATGTCACGGAACGCTACGCTTGACTTTCCAAGCATTTCAGCAAACACCACTGCGGAACTGACACGCTCAATTACTGGCGTAACCACAACAGGTTGGGTGGTGGTTGCGTCCCCAGAGGGCGGCGTGATCGAGTCAGGACTTGTTTGGAGTGCGTATGTCAGCGCAGCAAACACGGTGACTTTGCGGCTTGCCAACGTAACATCTGGTGCAATCAACCCCGCATCTTGCGTTTGGCGGTTTGATTGTTTCAGGCATATTTAAGGAGTTACCATGTCTTTGACTAAAGTTACTTATTCAATGATTAACGGAGCTCCAGCAAACGTGCTGGACTTCGGGGCCGTAGGTGATGGGGTGGCAGACGATAGTGCAGCATTCATTGCAGCACGTACTGCTGCCGCAGGAAAGCGAATTTACGTTCCTGCTGGTACATACAAACTGAATCAGGCAATCACATCCAGTGAAGACTTAATCCTTGAAGGTGATGGAAATTCAACCATTCTTGATTTTACCGGAACAATTACTGGTGGTAGCTACGGATTAGAAGCCACGGGCACAGCAACACAAATTCAAAATCTTGGGGCAACTGCAACAGTTGGTACATACACGGTAACTTTTGCCAGTGCGCCATCGCTTTCTGTCGGTGATGTATTTGTTATTTACAACCCCACTGATTATTCATGGTCGCCGTGGCGACCTGTTTATCGAGCAGGTGAGTGGTGTCAAGTTCTAAGTATTAGTGGCAGTGTTGTCACTACTACAAGCCCTCTTTACGACACTTATTTAGCTGCGGACGTTAGCGTCTATAAAATCACTGGGCCAAAAGTTTCCCTAAGAAATTTTGACATCCGTGGAACTACTGTTCTCGGTCTTATCAAAACAACACTGTGCATTGACGTATTGATTGAAAACGTCAAAGGCAGTCTTGCAAACAACTCAGTTGTCTATTTTGACCGCTGCTACAAACCAACAATCACTAACCCTGAAATGTCAAACATTGGCGATGGGGGCAGTGATTATGGTGTTGTCTTTGGCAATTCTCAGCACGGGAAAATGATTGGTGGGAATGTTTACTCTCGCCGCCATGCTGTTGCTATTGGTGGTACAGATGCTATTGGCTGTGTAAGCGTGCGTGACTTGAAAGTCATTGGCGCGACACTGAAGAATGACCCAACTTCAGGTACTGAGGCTGCCGATATGCACGGCAACATGGAAGACTGCGAGTACCAAGATTGCACTATTTACGGCGGCGGTCTATTGGCTGGAAAAGACAACCGTTACGTAGATTGCAAAATTTACGGAGAAGGCGTTAACGGAATTTGCTTGTATGCAGGTGAAATTCTTGGTGGACGTATAGGCGCACAAGGGTGCGAGTTTATTTCCTACATAAACCCAATTTTGGCAGGTCGCGGTGTGGTTGATTTCGGAGGTAACTCTGATGCACTTAATGCCAATGTGTTGTACCCATTGACCGGGTATGTTGAAGATTGCAAATGGTATGGGCGAAACTTAAGTTCTTCATCAACCTTTATGCGATTTAGACTTGATGGCGCAACGGTCACAACTAACTTTGTGATTGACGGTTTGACTGTTGATATTGACGCTATTTCCAGCGTTTTACGCTCTAGTGTGACTAGCGGAACCGCAGCATGTGATTTCATTGTCATTGACAATTTAGCTGGTTTTCCAGCAGGTACAATTTTGCACAACTCAACTGCAAGTGCTTACTACAACTTTCCGCATCGCTGCCAGAAACAAACAGGTAGTCAGTCGCTGACAGCAACTTCTGGAACTAACGTTACTTCAGGAACTACTGTTTCGTTTAAGTATGTCTACCCACGAGTGCCATCTGCTCAAGCTGGTGGAGAAACAGTAATCGCAGGAAACGTAGCCGCGCTGCCGTGCCTTGGTACTTTAACTGGTTCAACCATTGCACCCCGCCTTATTTCTGCTGATGCAACAAACTGGTCTAGCACTATAACGCGAACCGTTTATTGGTCTGCGTCGATTGACGAGGTATAAAAATGGCAAACAGATTTTGGGTTACTGGCGGCACTGGTGATTGGAATAGCACAACCAACTGGTCTACGACTTCTGGTGGGGCATCTGGAGCAAGTGTTCCCGGCTCTGGCGATGCCGCGCTGCTGGACGCAGCATCTGGTTCTGGTGTTGTCACCCTCGACATTAGCCCAACGATCCAGACCATGACCTGCACAGGCTTCACAGGAACTCTTGCGTTTGGTACAAACACCATCTCGTTGAACAGCACAGGAACAATTTTTACTGGTGCGCTGACCATGACGGTCACGGGCACACCTTTGATTATTGCCACAAACTCCAGCGCCACCGCAAGGACAATTACCCCCACAGCGGTAACTGAGGCCAACAGCATTTCGTTCAGGGTTACGGCAGGCACTGGCACGTTAGCCTTATCCACTGGCGCTTACCGTGATTTGGACTTTACTGATGGTACAAACCCAACGGGATATGCTGGCGCAATGTCGAACGCAGCCCCAACCATTTATGGAAGTTTTAAAGCATCTACCGGGATGACAAAAACAGCGGGAAGCGGCGTATTTACTTTTGCCGCCACTTCTGGCACAAAGACAATAGCCACGGCAGGGGTTACATTCGACAATCCATTTACTTTCAACGGTGTGGGCGGCACTTGGCAGCTTCAAGATGCTTTAACTTCTGGAAGTGCTCGCACTTGTACGCTAACCAACGGGTCGCTTGACTTAAACAATTTCACATTGACTACTGGATTTTTTTTAGCATCTAATAGCAATATTCGAAGCGTTGCATTTGGTACGGGAAACATTACGCTTACTGGCAGCGGGTCAGCCATTTGGTCAATGGCCACGGCTACAAATTTCACCTATACAGGAACACCAACCGTTAATTGCACTTACTCTGGTGCAGTAGGCACAAGATCCATAACAAATGGTAATACCGGAGCAAGCGGCACAGAAACAAACTCGGTGAGTTTTAACATTTCCGCTGGTACTGACATTGTTTTGTTCACAGCAACAGCAAGGGTTAAAAACGTAAACTTCACTGGTTTTGCCGGGACGCTATCGGGGTCTTCAGCATTGTTGTGCTACGGCAACCTGACATACAGCACAGGGATGACCATTGCAGCAGCCACCAACCCTACAATCTTTGGCGCTACGTCTGGAACGCAACTGATTACGACCAACGGTAAAACACTTGACCTTCCGCTGTCTTTTAACGGCGCTGGCGGCACGTTTGTTTTTCAAGATGCACTTACACAAGGCTCAACAAAAGCCTTTACCGTTACAAACGGAACCGTGCAACTCAAAGACAGCGCGACCAGCACAGTCGGCGCATTTGCCACATCGGGCACGAATCAGAAGTTCTTGCAGTCAACTTCTTCTGGTGTGCAAGCTACATTGTCTCAAGCTAGTGGAACTGTTGATACTAACTATTTAACTATTACAGACATTAATGCTACTGGTGGTGCTACTTTTAATGCTTACGTTACAAATAACAACGTTAATGCTGGAAATAATACGGGTTGGGATTTTTATTTACCTGTAAATTCAATTTACGATAGTTTACGTTTACGTGGCTACACTGGAACAGTAACAGATATGTTATTGCAATATTACAAAGCAAATGGTGCTACTAGTAATAGTTTACAAGATGCAGAATCTGAGTTTTTAATTATTAAGGGTTTTACTTCTGGTAGTAATACCGATAAATGGTATGCTTATTTACGTAGTTTAAGTTTTACTGGAACTGTTACTGATATGTTATTTAACTACTGGAAAGACCCTGCATAATGTCTGAAGTAAGCCATAACGAAATATATGAGCGCCTTATTGCTGTAGAAAGCAAAGTTGATAAGGTTGCACAAGATACTAAAGATGTAGTAGATGCTTTTCATGCAGCGCAAGGGGCGTTTATTGTTTTGGATTGGCTTTCTAAGATAGCTAAGCCATTGTTGTTTATTAGCGGTTTACTAGCTGCATTAGCAACAGTTTGGTCTAACCACAAGGTGTAATATGTTACTAGAAACAATTATAGGTGCATTAGTACCTATTGGTGTAGAAGGTATTAAACAAGCCATTGGTAAGTGGGCAGGAAGTGTTAAAGCCACCACTGTTGATGAGCAAATTAAACTAGATGAAGCAGATATACGGCGGCTAGAAGCTGTCGCTAAAATGGACACACCCATTGGTCAACCTAGCCAGTGGGTAGTGGACTTAAGGGCTTCAGCACGTTATGTGGGTGCATTACTAGTAATTATAGTTGGTGTTAGTTCGTTGTACGTACCCGTAGATGTAGCAATTCAAACATTAGCATTAGAAGCTGCCAACATTGCGTTTGGTTTCTTATTTGGTAGTCGCATTGTAGCAGGGTTAAAAAAATGACATTTCAGTTATCACAACGATCTTTAGATAGACTAACAGGTGTAGATGAAGATTTAGTAGCTGTAGTTAAGCGTGCCATTGAAATAACTGAGATTGACTTTGGTATTACTGAGGGTATCCGAACGTTAGATAGACAAGAAGAACTTTATAAAAAGGGTTTATCTAAAACAATGAAGAGTAAACATTTAATTGGTAGAGCAGTAGATGTTGTAGCTTATGTAGATGGTAAAGTAAGTTGGGAAGAACAGTATTACCACACAATTGCTACAGCAATGAAAAGTGCAGCAACTGAATTAAATGTCAATATTAAATGGGGTGGTGACTTCAAAAGCTTTTTTGATGGCCCACATTTTGAACTTATTTAAGGAACTATTATGCCGTTAAAAGAAGGTAAGGGTAAATCAACCATTTCTAAAAACATTAAAAAAGAAATGGATAGTGGTAAAAGTCAGAAACAAGCAGTGGCAATTGCCATGTCTAAAGCAGGTAAAAGCTTACCCAAACGAGGTGAGCGTACAGCTAAGAATAAAGCTAAAAAATGAAACTAGCTTACATAATTTGGGAAGATGCATCTGAATTAGATGTTACAGCTTGGGCTGTACATGAAGAAGAGTTTGTGTATGTACCAGTGTTATGTAAGCAAGTAGGGTGGGTTGTTTATGATGGCCCCGAAGGTATTATCCTTACACAAGCAGTTACTAGTAATGGTGAAGTGGCTAGGCGTAATCAAATACCTAAACAAATGATTAGGAGTATCGAATGGTTGACCGAACCAAGTTCCTTGATGGCAGTGGCAAGCGAGTAATATTACAACTCTTTAAAGAGTTTGCTCGTCCTGATGTTAAGTTTAAACCTGTGTACACATTACAGGAATGGAAAGATGTGTTTCTAGATTGCCGTGATCCATCTGAATACCAACCTGCACAAGTGTTGTTAGGTGATTGGGAACACTGGCTTGAAGTACGTAACCATGCTCTAATTAAACCACATGTAGACAAGTGGCAAGCAGAACTAGAAGTTAAGCTACGTTCTGAAGCCATTACTCAAATGAAGAGTCATGCTAAACAACCGGGAGGCACTGCTGCTGCCAAGTGGTTGGCTGACAAAGGATATGCCACAGAAGCCGTTAAAAAGCCCGTAGGACGACCTAAAAAAGAAGAGGTGGAGCTACCCCCTATCCCTAGTCGCATTGCAGGTGATATGGCTCGTTTAGGAATTGTAATTGGAGGTAAACGATAATGCCATTTATGACTAACGGTAAACGTGATTATAAGAAACAATACGAAAAGTATGATGGTAAAGAGGATGTAAAGAAAGATCGGGCTAAACGTAATGGTGCTCGCCGTATGTTGGAACGTGAAGGTAAAGTTAGCAAAGGTGACGGTAAAGATGTAGACCATAAGAAGCCACTAAGTAAAGGTGGTAGTGCTGGTCGTAGTAATTTACGTGTTACTAGTAAGAGTGCTAACCGTAGTTTTGCTCGTAAGAAGAATGGAGCTATGAAATGAGTAAAAAAGATAGCCGTTTAAAAAATGCTGGAGTAAGTGGTTATAACAAACCTAAACGCACTCCTAGTCATCCTACTAAATCACACGTAGTAGTTGCTAAAGAAGGTGACAAAGTAAAGACCATTCGATTTGGTCAGCAAGGTGTTAGTGGGGACAAAGAACCTACAGCACGTCAAAAGAGTTTTAAAGCACGACATGCTAGCAACATTGCCAAAGGCAAAATGAGTGCTGCATATTGGGCAGATAAGGTTAAATGGTAATGACTGAAAAAGAACTAGTAAAGCAAGCGGCAGAGGCAGACTTACTCACGTTTATTCGACTAGTTGCACCACACCGTGTATTAGGCGCTGTGCATGAGGAGTTGTGTGCTTGGTGGCAGCGTCAAGATGCCAAGGATAACCAACTTGTATTGCTTCCTCGTGACCACCAGAAGAGTGCAATGATTGCCTATCGTGTGGCACACCACATTACTAAGCATCCTGAAGCTACAGTGTTGTACGTATCTGCTACAGCTAACTTGGCTGAAAAGCAGTTAAAAGCCGTTAAAGACATTCTATTATCTGACATTTACCGTTTTTATTGGCCTGAGA